AACTTCTGTAATGTAGACCTCTCGCTATATCCTGAATGCCCTTTAGACCACTCTATAGCTGTTGTTTCAGGGTCTTGGCAAAAAGCTGCTACCCCTATCAAGCCATACCAAAGAGGCTCATCTACCTTATCCTGATTGTCTATAGCCCACTCTATCTGCTTACATTTCTTAGCTACAATAGAACCCACTGCTGGTTGGTACTCATTTTTAGTAGCCAAGTTATCTAACAACGAGTTGTCCTGTGTCTGACTTTCGTTTGCGGCTGCCGGGTAATAGTAATACGACAAACATTTAGTTAGAGTTTCAACACTTGTTGGCTCAGACTCTACTAATACTTTAACTTCATTACCATTCTTTGGATTGTGAGTGCCCACAGGTCTTAATACCAATGCACTATTTGCTGTAAGACCAGCGTCTATCTTAAATTCTTTTTGTATCGCAGCTTGTTTCATTGCCTCAGCTAGAGGTTTCCACTGCTCGGGTGGTAGTTCTTCATCTAATATCCAATACACATGTAGTCCATTACCTGAATGTACTATCATAGGTTTTGGTAATTTTAATTCTGATACAAACCTACCTAATTCTACTAAGCCTTCTTTCCATGATGGGTATGGTTTGTTACCACCACAATCTATATCTATAGCTACGACTTTGGTAGCCCTTACATTATCTTGTTTCCTGTTACCCTTTTGTTTGAATGCTGATATAGCAAAGTAAGTATTATTATTTGTTTTATCTAATCTTTCACATACCTTTGCAAGTTCTTCCACAGACTTAAAGAATCCCTGCCTTCTCCCATCAGGGTTAATTACAGTGGTTACATAAAATCCTTCGTCTGGTAAAACTTGCTGGAGAAATTCCAACATATTCATATTTGCTTTACCTTAATGTTATGGTGACTAGATCCCGCTGGTTAACGACTGGGGATTTTAGACGTAACTAGCCACCATTTGTTATACTATTCCTTTTTCTCTAAAACCTCAAGGAGCCTCTCGAACCTAAACTTCTGTTCTAATGCTATGATTTCAGGCATAGGCCACCCATCTTCCATTATAGACAGTAGTTTCCTTAGCATATCTCGTACTCTCTCATCATTCTTTCTACGGACAGGCTTACCTTTAACCCATCCGTAGTAAGTCATACGAGATACCTCTAGGAGTGTAGCCATATTACTAGTAGTAAGTAACATATGCTTTCTTAAAGCCTCAACTTTCTTAAAGTCTAGAGGTAGCTTACTCATTTATTATTCCCCAACAAGCTTAGCTATCTCAGCAGCTAGGTCATCATCTGATGACGCTACTGGTATATCTTCAGGCTCTTCTATTGGGACTGGTTTAGCAACTGGTTTAGGTTTAGCAACAGGTTTGCTTTCCTCCGCCTGGGCTGCAGGAACGTTCACACTTACGTCAACTTGTTCTGGTGCCTCAAACCCTTCTTCGGAAGAGCTAGTTGTTACATATCCATCTTCTTCTTCAAAGTTAAATTTGCTTGCCCCATCAGATCCTTCAACGTATTGGATAACTTGTACTGCTCTAAGTCTTAGAGTAACACCTTGACCAATAGATGGTGAGCTGTAGAAAGCAATAGCTCCATTAACTTTAATCTCAGAACCACCCCATATATTATGGTTAATCATAGGGTTATTCTTTGCATCAAAGACAGATGGTTTGTATGCTGCTTTAGATTTAAATTTAATTAAGACATTACCTGTTTCATTGCCGTCATCATCTAACTCTTTAGCGTATGGTAGTGGAGCACTCTTAAATTTAGTCTTAGGTTTTGACTCTTTAAGTGCTTTAACACCAGCTAGTAACTCAGCATTGATTAATTCAATTACAGGTTTAGCCTCGTCTTCAGGTACAGCAAGAGTAACTTTGTAGACTCCTTCTGCATCAAATTGAGTGTCGGGTTTACTTATATAAGGGTAGTTTGCGACACCCACTGGGGTTGTAAATGTTTTATTAGCCATTTATTTTTCCTCTTTGTTAGTTATATAACCTACCTCAACAGAGAAACCAAAGTCCTCTGCGGTAGCTGATTGTCCACTAGGCATAGTAAGTTCTCCTGTGACATACTTCACATCATCAGATCCTATGAACGTATCAACATATTTCTGAACATCTTCTGATAAGAAACCACCGAAGTTAAATTTCAATCTAGGGTAGTCAACACTCTCATCAAATGATAGTACAGTCTTAGCTATCTCAGGAGCAATGCCCCTCATTGATAGTGTTTTGTGATATGCATTTAAGTTCTTAAGTGATGATGGTGTTATATTTAACAGACACACACCACGCCTTGGTTTATCTACAAGAATAACGGCTACTCTTTTTATATCAGAGCAATCTTTAATCTTGTATCCTTGAGGTGTTATCTTAGAACCCCATGCATTACGTGGACATAATGCACAGATATCGTTCTGAGGTGACACACTACTACTACTAGGTGTCTTACCATCAAGGGAAAAACAATCAGGTGTATTAGAATCTCTATCACCTGACCATTCACTTTCATACCATATCTTAGATAGGTTTGGGTTAGCCCCAACGAACACCACTTCTAAACTTGTATCAGATAGACTGTCGCATTCCCCATCAGTGATTATGGAAAAAGTTGAATTCTTTATAGAAAGCTTTGACCTACTCATTGTCTTCCGCTTTATTTGCTGGTTTTCTTACATTAACATTGATACGAGTTCCATAGTTAATACCTGATGGTACTACTTTATCTTCTTCAATGTATCCACGGACTGCTGTTTTACTAACTCTTTTCTCTAGTAAATCATAAGCCTCATTATCTTTTATAAATTCAAGGACTGCATCCCAATCTGCTACTTGAGCAAAGTCAGTAGTACTTAAGAATGCTGTACCTCTAGCTGTTTTAAAGGAATCAACACCTTCTTCATCAGCCCTATTCTTAATCCAAGCCTCTAGCTTGGCCATTTGTTCTTTTATACCTTTAACTTTTTCTTGTGCCTCGGACTCTATAACTTCCTTCTGACTTCTAAGTTTAAGGTATGCCTCAATAACTTTATTTACAGTTAACATTATGCCCTCTCCTTTTTAATTAAATCTAACAATATACCTTGTAGTTTCTGTTTACTCTTAAGCCTCTCATACATCTTATACTCAAGCTCAGTTGCCTCAATATGTACAATGTTTGATACATGCTTTTTACCTATCCTTTCTATTCTTCCATTAGCCTGAATGTATTGCTCATTACTAGTCACAGGTCCATACCATATAACAGTACTTGCTGCTGTAAGTGTGAGCCCATGTGCCATAGTGGCTGGGTGAGCTATAAGAATGTGGGGATCTTTTTTATGTTGAAAGTTATAGAATATTTCATTTCTTTTCTTAGATGAAACTGCTCCATTAACTACTCCAACACTCCACTGTTTTGAGAGAATCCTCTCTAACATATTTAATGTACCAGTAAGTGGTACAAAAACTATTACTTTGCCATCGACTTGTTCTATTACTTCCTTAACTACATTAACTCTTGGTGTACAATCTACCTCAATGTGATCACCATCGTCTCCGTAAACAACACCACAACTTATCTGTACAAGTTTCTGTAGTTTAACTGCCTCGTTGACTGCCGTGATTGTACCTTCTTCTTCTAGTTCAGTTACAAAGTTCTTTAACATCTTGTCGTGGTGTTTCTTTTGGTCAGGTGTTAGTTCGACTTTACGTGTTTGGAATACTGTCTCAGGTAAATCAAAACACTCATCCCTTGTATACCTAACTGCAGGGTGTAGTACTTGTTTTACTATGTCTACAGATTCTACTCTTGGTACCCACTTCCACTGACTTACTTTAATCATTACTGATTCCTTGAACGCTGTATATGTCTTAGTGTTATAAGGACTGTCAACAAGTTTAGCTAAAGCCCAAGCGTCAGTTGGATCGTTTGGTGTAGGTGTACCTGTCATCAACCAAAGCCTAGTGCTTTTATTCTTCTCCATAAACTTACGGAATAATTTAAACCTATTAGTAGATGGGTTCCTCAATACGGCTGCCTCATCCACTATAATTAAATCAAACATACCATGTATGTCTTCTGAGATTATTCCAAAACCATCGTGGTTTATAATATAGAAATCAGAATCAGTTTTAAGAAGTTGCTTTCTCTTAGCACTAGTACCATGTAAAGTAACTGCTTGCCTATGTGGAAAGCTTTTAAATATACCATCACCCCATACCCTTTCTAAAGTTGACAAAGGTGAGATAATTAAAACCTTACGGATTTTACCTAGTCCCATCAGGTAGTCGGCTGCCCATAGAGCTGATTGAGTTTTACCTGTACCAATTTCATTCAGTACCAACGCCTTGTGATGTATAGTTAAAAATGCTGATGTCATTTTCTGATGGTGGTAAGGTGTAAATTCTCCTGACCAATCATAATAATATAAAATAGGACTTGGTGCTTTCAGTCCGACTTGTCTCAAAATTTGAACCGACTCTATGGTATGCGGTGTGACAACAAGTTCATGGTTGTTGTACGTCATTGGTCTGGATTCTGGAACAGTCTCCAAAATTCTGTTTGGGTATTTAGGTTTAAGTGCTAGTGCCTTTGCCTGTTCTACTACTATCATATGCTACGTTCTCTATATAATCTTTCACTTCATTAATGGTATCGTCATCATAAACTACGAAACATTTACCATTAGCTCTCTCAATATCTTTCATACACCTAACTTGTAAGGCTGTAGGTTTCCTACTTTTATTTGCCTTACACTCAATACCTATGAATCTACCATTTGCTACAGCGATTCGATCAGGTATCCCTGACTTACCATATATGCCTGATTGTGGGCTATAAAACCACACATCCAGAGACTTTAACATAGTGTCAAGTTTCTTTTTTATCTTACCCTCAGGTGTATTACTCATAATAATATATAGATTTACACGTATGTCAAGTATTAGATACGGGCATACTCACATAATTTTTGAGCTGGGCAATATCTACATAAGCCACTAGGTCTAGCTGGAAACTTACCTGACTTATATGATTGATTGATTCTTTCAATTCTAGATAGTAAGTCTGCCCACATAACCTTAGTATCCTTTAGTGTGAAAGTTTCTGAGTCTGTCTTACCTTCCTTTAACCATATGAAACTTGTTCTAACTTCTTCTATCTTAGGGTAGTGTTTAAATACCTGTAGTGAAAAAAGTTCTAGTTGGGTAAAGTCAGGGTTTCTTTTACCTGTCTTCCAATCCATTACGATAGCCTTGTTATCTTTTATGATTAACACATCAAGGATGGATCTCAGCCATGCGTCACTCTCGTACCAACCTGTTGGTGTAAGATTAGCATTCAAGCACAGCTTCTGTTCAAGGTAAAGGTCTGCCTTTTTGGTAAGTGATTCGATTGTTTTGCAAACTTGTTCATGTTTAATTGACTCTTTAGGTAGTGGGGTACCGATACTTAGCCTGTCTTCCAACTGCTTATGTACTCTCTCTCCATAGATAGTAGCGTCACTACCTTTATCTACAACATCTTTATTTATACGTTGGTGCATGTACCTCTTTGGGCACTGCTCGTACATCTTGATTGATGAATAGCTATGAGTTAATTCTTTTGTCATTCAGTTTGAGCCCTCGAGTTTGCTCTAGTTAGTATATCATTTTTAAGCATATCTATCCTACCTAGTTCACTAGGTACGTCATCTATCTGTGTAGAGTGTCTTACATAGACACCTTTTATTTTTACTAGTACGAATACTTGTTCAACTTCTTTACTTTCTTTCGCAACTAGTAGTGTTTCCTCAAGTACTTTAAGTACTTTATCTTTCTTCATTTCACTTTCAGATTTAATTTCTTTTCCATCTGTTCCTATTATGTCTGTCATTTACATTCTCCATAGTTATAGCCAACCCCACTTTCACAAGCTACAGGTAAATCCTTACCCCAGCACGGTGGCATTGACATGATTGTCTCAACGTGTTCTCGTGTCTCAGATACTTTTTCTGCATCTGTGATCAAAATTAGTTCATCATGTACTTGGAATAAAACTTTATAATACTTACTGAGTTCTATCATTTGTTCTGATATAACTATTCTTGCAAGAGCTTGCACGATGTTCTCTGTTACTTTCCCTCCATAGATTTTAGTCCATTCCTTATCCTCAATCTTACCTGTAGTCTTTAACTTCCTATAAGTTCTTGCATTAGATATGTACTCAAACCCATCTCTAGTTCTTCGTAGCATAGGGTATCTGATACGAAGTCCATTTGGTAATACAATCCCTTTGGAATCATATGCCAACATGTTATCTAATATAGAGTCTTCCCTGTTATGTAGTATCCCCCTCAAAGCATAATCACATACACCCCAAAGAGAAACTATCTTATGGTTTTTCTGTCTATATAAGTTAACAATTCTTTTTGCCTCATTGATGTCAATGTCTACTGACATACCACCTTGTCCTAATGATAAGGTGTTCTTAAATTTCTCTGCACCCATACCATACCCTAGTCCTAGTATGCATGTCTTACCTACAAATCGTTCTAGCTTGTCCTGTTTGGTAATCTTTCTACCATAAACTTCACTAGCAAATTCACTATATACATCTCTGCCCTGCCTGAAAGCCTCGACTAAATCTGTCTGCCCACTTATATATGCAACGACACGAGCCTCAATCTGCGATGAGTCACAAGCCACCAACATCTTGCCCTGTGGTACTGTCAATGATTTTCTCAGCACTCCATTTCTAGGTAAGTTCTGTAGATTCATCTTATCTCCACCACTAAATCGACCTGTGTGTGCTCCATAATAATTAAGCATGATTGGTAACTTACCTCTCCCACTAACCTTTATTAAGTTCTCTGTTCGTGTTTCTTCTATAGTAGACTTAACACCTAACCTCGCTGATACAAGTTGTTGTACGATTTGCTTGGGGTGTTCAGCAAGCTTTGTAAATTCTTTATCGGTTTTGGCAAAAGCGAAAGTCGGCTCGCCTGTTCTTATAGATACTTTTGTCGGTGGCTCGACTCCGACCTTTCTCAAAAGCTCAGCAAACATAACGTTTGACATGAGTACTTTCTTCACATCAGATCCAGAAGACTTAGTCGCTAGCGTGTCAACAAGTTTCTGTTTGTTTGTCTTTATAGTTGTTAGGTGATCACCAAGTAAGTCAACATCTAATTCAATCTCAGGCTCGGTATACATTCTAATTGTTTGGTCTATAACCTTAAGTTCTGATTGCGGATACCCCTTAACTAAAACCTTAAACAATTTATATGTAAGTTCAACATCATTAATACAGTAGTTTGCATACTGCTTTAGTTCTTCCGAAGTAAAGTCCTCTAATCTTTTTCCTAATGCATTAATGACCTCAGTTCCTTTTTGTCCTAGCTTGTAACAAGATGACAGTGCATTTAATGAGCAACCTATTGTCATGTTGTGTAATGGTCTAGCCATAGACATAGTGTCAAACCAAAACTTAGGCTTTATATTATAGTGCCATGATAAGATAGCACCATCGAAAGCCGAATGGTGTGCTAGTAGGTATTTGTCTGATAGTATGAGTGAGTGAAGAAATTTACCGACATCATCTCCACTATACCATTCGGTCTTACCATTGTTTATCTTGACTGCTACGCCTATGACCTGAAACCTTTTGTCTCTGATGTAAGATTCAGTAGTCATTTTAGATAGAGAGTAGTCCCTATCGTAATAGGTTTCGAAATCAATCGTTGCTATATCCATGTTACCCCTGTTCTGCTTTCTTAATTAATATATCTAAATACTGTCTAGCCTTTTTTAAGTCTTCAATCTGTCCTTGTTTTGTAGGGTGTTTGTGTTGCCACCTACAGACATACTTGATTACGTTTGATTCACAATAAGGTATCTCGTTCTCAACAATAAATGTTATTGGCTCAATCTTATACCTTGCATAGTGCTGTGGCTTTGCGACCATATCATTACTTTTTATATTCATTTACTCCTCCCTATCTATAACTATGTGTAAGTCTACACCATCTTCTTCTGCTTTGTCTTCATCATTATATATTGATATACCCATGTCAGATGTAGCCTCCATAATACTTTCTAACAATTCATCTGCTGAACAAGAAAGTTTATCTCTAACTTTAACCCAACCTGTTGTCTTATATTTTGGCATTGTTTACCCTCCTAATGCTTTTTAACTTTTAAAGTCAATTCTGTAACACCTTTACCACAATGTAAAGAATGTTCATTAGCTACGTTAACTGCTTGAGCAGATGTAGCACCCATAGATAACGCACCTAGGGCAAAATCTTTACCCTCTCCAAATGCACATGGTTTAAATCCATATTCAATTGGGTGTGGTATACCATCGTATAGCAACAAACCCTCAGGCTCAGTCACCACAATAAGTTTTGCTGTGGGTGTAACCCTATGAGATCCAAATGCTATAGGAAATTTATCTTCGGAACTCCCTGTCTTATACCATTCACGAAGTCTTATTATATCTTGTAGTATACCAACACCAGATACAATCTGAACTTCATCAAAGTCTTTACCTATATACCAAGCTTTCTCTGACTTCCACTTCTGCATGCCATCGTTAGCTTGCATATCAGTAGCTAGTGTTTCACCATCCCATACGACTATTGTCATATCTTCTTCTCCCATTCTAATATCTGTTCATACAAACACGTTGCACATTCATGTCTGCCATAGATAATATCATCAGTACCATCACTAGTTACTTCTTCCTCGTTGTTATCCTTAGCGTCAACTACATCTTGATTGTCTGATATCTCAGACCTCAGCCATATTTTAACCTTATCCATTAATAGTCTTCTACCTATACACATCTGAAGTAGCCTAGCTTTATCTAAGTCTTTTAGTTTTACATCTTCACTCATAGTATTACCTCTCTAACTGATTTAAATGTAGCCCAAGAACAATTACTTATGTTGTGTCTTTCAGCTACCCACTCTTCCTCTGTACCTAGTGCTAATTGCACTTTCCAATAGAGAGTTACCTCTCCATTAGTACAATCACATACTGCTATGTTTACTTTATCTATATCTTTCTCACTCATTATCTTTCTCCTATATTGTAAATAATTTAATTATAGATTCTAATGACTGCTCATTAGGGTTACTCGCCAAGTCTTCTAAGTTATAATATTTCTTCCCAACGTGTTGGTGTTTGTACCCAAGTGATTTGAATACACCCAAGTATTGTTTAAATGAAAACCCATACTCAGAAAAGAAATTATCCACTTGCCCTGTAGTTATTGTGTCATTCCTATTTGCGAAATGAAACGCATACATTCTAAGTAGCACTTCGGGTATCTCATCTTTTGCCATCTGTGATAATACATACTCTACGAAATCAACTCTATTCCAAGGTAGGTTATACCACCTGTATGTACTTGTAACTTCATTTGGTAGTTTGTCTAAGTCTTCTTTGAATTTGTTAAACATACCAATACTAATCATAGATTTTAGTACTCGTTTATGTTTAGTTAGTAATGCTCTCCATTGTTTTCGTTTCTCAGGATACTCTACAGATTTCTCCATAGGTTTAGCATTGATAAAGCAATGATTATTTAGATCATATTGCAACCCATCAAATACATATGGTGAACTAGAGAAGAACTTTTGTTCATCATCTGTTAGTTTAAATCTCTCAGTCCACTCAATCTTATCTGATTTGTCTGTAAAATCTTTTACATGTTTGTAATAGTCCCAACCAAATACTACTCTGTAATCACCAGTACCTTGTCTGTAAAGCCCTACAGGAAACCAATTCGACATTGATGATACAACAGTCTGTCCACCTGTATTGTTAGAGTTTAGGTGAAGTGTAACTATATTGTCTTTAGATACAGTCCAATACCTACTATCTACGTTCCAAGCATCACCTAAATAGATATCACCATTGTCATCTTGTTTAAGTCTACCCCATGAACTGATAGGCTTACCCTTAGCCTTGTTCCTACATGTATTCATTACATCGTTTAGACTATCCCAACTCATGCTGTGATATCTACATGTATTATTTTTGTAGTAGTCATCAGAGCTAGTATATTTATTATGTAGCTCACCCTTGTTGTAGTCATAACTAGTATCATGATATATACCCATATTATTTCTCCATTAGTTTGTTCATTGTTAGATGAGATGTAACTTCATTGAAGTCAATGCCATCAGTCTTATCCTCAGTAGAGCTAACATTTCTCTCCACAACTTGTTTGTGTCTGTCCTTAGCCTCTTCAGGTAGAAGTCCCCATAATCCATCCCACTTCTTAAGCATTGGGGCTAGTGTCTTATGAGAATCAAGTAACGCTTTCACATTGTCTATCATCTTTCTCCTCTCAGCTAATAACTCTTGTAGTGGTTGAATCCACTTAGCATACTCAACCCTAAGCCACTCAAACCTACTGTCTTCAGCACTAATCACATGTTCATACGAAAGCACACTATCCCTTTTATCTACAGGCACAGGCACACGTTGAGGTAACTCCCACTCAAGACGAGACGCACTAAGAGTTACCCCCATGTAATGAGGCTCATCACTATAGCAACTACTTGTAAGCTCTCTAGGTAATTTAAGTAAGCTATCATCAGCAACATCTTTAAATCCATTAAGCTTGATTGTACTCGTTGTCTGAAGCCATCTATCAGGTATTGCTTTTAGTTTATCTTTCAAGTCCTGTGGTACTAGAGTATCGTATATTCTACTACCCCAATCTTCAGGTCTTGGATTATTTCTATCCCAATCTACAAGTCTATGGTCATAGGATTGTGATAAGTTTCTTAAGATGTCTTGTTTGAGGACACCACTCATTCTAACTGTAGCCATTATTTACTCCTTGGTTATAGTTATTTTTCATCGTGCATTTTGACTACCTCGCCAAAAGGCACACTCGTATCATTCCTCACAGTAGATACCCATAGCACAGGACATTGTGGCTCTGTGCCAAAGTCATCACAGTAGAGGTCAGTAAGAAATATACAAGCAACAGGCTCGATACCATTCTTACTCATGAAGTTAAAGACAGGGCTGAATGCTGTACCACCACCACCATGTGGCTTGATAACAGGCTCATCATTTCCTCTCTCGAACTTGTCATAGTGACATACATCGCTATCAAAATATATCACATGAATACTTGTTGGGCATTGGTCTTGCCATACAGTAGTAATCTCACTAGCGAATTGGTTTATCTCATCTTGACTGATAGAGCCTGAGCAATCCACTGCAAACACTAGCTCACCCATAGCCTCACCTGATACACTCGGTAAGTACAATCCTTGTGGTAAGAATCTTCTGTTAGCTCTAGAGAATGTTCTATCATCAGTCCTAGCCTTGACAACAAATCTGTGTAAGACATCACGCCAATCCACTCTAGGTTTAAGCATGTCATCTACTAGTCGTTCAAGTCCGGCTGACATCTTGCCCATCATCTTAGCTGATTGGGCTGACTGAGCCACTCTAACTTTCCACTTAGCTTGTTGTCTATTCTTGTCTGACTCAGTACCACTACTGTCCATACAATTATCTAGTGGCTTACCCTCACCACCCATACCTTGTTCATCTTCAGGTGTCTCAGGTAGTAGGTTGTATATACCCTCAGTAGTACCACCACCCTCAGCATGTAGCTTTCTGTCATACAGACCACCACAGCTAGGCATTTTACCTACCCCATCATCAATTAGTATTTGGTTAATGACATAATCGCCTGCTTGATTCCATTTATATGGATCTTTATTACCCCTACGAAAGCAATGTTCTAACATAGGGTGCATACATTCATGAGCAAGTAAGAACTTAAACTCATCATCACTCATGTCATCTACAAACTGAGGATTAAACCTAATCACTTCGCCATCAGTACAAGCTGTTGGTATGTTAGTATCCCATATAGTTTCAAGGGTGAACGCAATGTTACCAATGAATGGATAGTCTAGTATCAACTGAGCCTTAGCTTTCTTAAGTTTCTTCTCTAGTCGTTTCTGTGTTATTTCATCAATCATTATTGTTGTCCCATAAATGCACCCATTCTGTCTAATATATCCTTAGCCTCACTAGACTTTTTCTTTCTCAAGTCAAGGTCTAGTCTTAGACTTTCAGGGTTATTGTTTGCTAAGGTGTCTTCAACCATGAGCCTCATGTTCTCTAGGTCTTCATCACCTGTTACGTTTAGTCTTTTCAATACATCACATACATCTTGTATGTTGGTTACTAACGTATCTCTAAAGACTGCCTTAGTATCCGACAATCTCTCAGCCATACTCTTTACCTTGTCGTATAATCTTTGCCATGCCTCTTGCATAGCAACTTTGGTAGACTGCTGAACTCTTGCCTCAACTTGTTGCTGTATGTCAGCAAGCTCTTGCTCATCAATACCAACTCTAAAGTCATTAGATGGTACCGGTAGAACAGTCATGTCCATACTGAACTTACGCCTCAATACATCTGCACTTGGATAGTCATTGGGATTGAATAAATCACCAAGATATCTTTGTGCATTCAACTGCAACTGTGGATACGCCACTAGAAAATTATCTACTAGCATTTCCCATTCTGATTTGTACTGTCTGAACTTCGCCATGAAGTCTAGATAGTTATCAGTTGGTAGTATCATTGTCCCATCAATACCCCAAGGTAGTGTATTGTGGTAATACTCTTTCCTAATCAATGTGGTTTTCTTATGCACATTGTCTAGGTATTCATTCATTGGTAGTAATGACTTGTTGTATCTACCAGCATGGTTGCCTGTGTTGTTAGCTATTGCTACTTGAGTTGTAGCATTCTTGTCTAACTTACGAGCTGTCCACTGTGATACATTAAGCTGTACTAGCAATGCCTTATCACTTAGTTTCATGTAACTCTCCTATAGTTTTTAATTGTTTTAACTCACCCTCTGGTATGTCTATACACACATACGACACAGGGTAAAATAGACTATCCAAAGCGTCATACACATCATTTGTGCCTTCTGGTACTTGGTCATATGTATCGTTTTGAATATCGCTTTGTTCCTCACCTACCCTCGCTATCTTACCTACAGCTTGGTTATCATGTTCACATACACCTGTTATGAACTGCGTTATAATCTGTACATCTTCATAGTTTTCATACCACTTGATGCTTTCATATTGGTGAAATGCAACAGCATAACCATCACCCTCAATAATCTTAGCCTTAATAATGAACTCATCTAGTAACTGTCTAGTATCATGTGGATAGCTTTTCAGTCTATGTAGTGTCATGTACCCTACAAGTTTATCCCTAGTGGGAAACCCTACAGCACATAGCACTTCACTACGATAACCCATCAGTTTAGATACTGAGCGTTCTCGACACACCACTTGGAAAACTCTTGACCTTGTAGCTTAGTACCGAACTTGTTAACTGCTAGCTTGACTGTCAAGATAGAGAACTCAGCCTTACCTACTGTGTCGCTAGATAGTCTTCGACAGTACTTGATAAGGTTGTCAATATTCTTGTCAGCTTGGTAAGCAACTGCACCACAGTATGCATATAGATGACTAGTTTCCTCAGGTATTGGTGCTGTCTGAGGATTCTCAAACACTTTGTCAGGGCTAGGTAGGTTAGACTGAATGTTTAGGAAACTGATAAACTCAGCACCGGCACCCTCACCAACTGCACCCATGATTGCTTGTTGTTCAGCAATATCATTTGGTATAACACCAATGATGTCAGATACACCCTCTACCCATGAACGAGGTGATGGATTCTGTTCCCTCTGAGGATCAAAATCATGCAATAGGTTTGGTCTGAACTGCAAGAACGACACAACAGATTGCTTAACATCATTCATCAATGCCCACTTAACCCATTCATCTAGGTTAGTCTCAAGCTCAACTACAGTCTCACGATTACGTAGATGAGATAGCACCCTGTTAGCACCAGCTCTATCCTTTTGTCTATTACCTGTAGATATCACATGCCAACCATCTTTAAGCTTTGCACCATGCAATGTTCTAGCTTGGCATACGTTTGCTAAGACCTTTTGAATATCAGCACTCGCTTGGTTTCTGTCATCAAAGCATAGAATACCCTCATCAGGTATGTCAGTCCTATCTTCTGATGGAAACCAATCAGGTAGCTTATACTCCAACTTGTTGCTGTCAGCTTTAGGATATAGCACACCGAAGTCTTCTACCAACATGGTCGGTAGGTGTAACTCAATGTAACCAACACCTAACTCTTTAGCTACATCTCTGACGATGGTAGTCTTACCACCACCGGGGCTACCCTCAACACAAAGTGTCCTCTTAAGTGGAAACAATGCCTTGATAGTAGTTATCAGCTCATTAGCTTTCATAGTTTACTCCTATATGGTGAGCCTATGCCATCAACATACATAGGCTCGTTTATACCTATGCCATCTCGTACATAGGCTTGTTATACTAGCCCCATGCTAGCAATTCATTAAGACTCTGTGGTTACATATGTGCATTAGAGCCACAGTTAATAGGATTCTTATGTCTTACAAGTGTTTCCACTACGGCACATATGTCCCACCTAATAGTCCAAAGCATGTCAATTATCCATGCTTACCACCTTTATTATTAATTCCTTTAAGATCGTTCTTATTACTCACTACTATGTAGTTAGATTTATGTAATGGAACTACTGTATGTCTAACCTTACGAGCCTCTACCTCACCACACCTAAGGCATGTAACGTAACCTAGAGCTACTCTCTTAGGGTTAATAGCATCATTACATAAAGCACACTTACTCATGGTATATTACCTCTCTTATGTTTATTGAGTTATAGAATTCCCCTAGTACATCACTAGGGGAACTCAAGGGGAACGTATTAGACTTTGATAGCCAATACATCTTTAAGACTTAACGCCTTAGCAGGGGCTTTACCAGACTTACCTGATGTCCCATTAGACAACATCATGAATGCACTACCATATCTGTTTAAAGATATCTTAGGTATAAAGCCCATAGCATTCTTAGGCGACCAAGTTACTAAGCCACGCTTGAGGTGGTTACTCATAGTAACCATATCATCATAGCACTTCTTAGACTCACTACAATGGTACTTGTTAGGCTCACTCTCATCACAGATATCAATCTTTAAAGACTCCTCACCTTTATGCACTGTAGGTTTAATACACACATAAAAGTTATTCTCATCTATCTTACTCATACTTTACTCCTACCCAATAGGGTTATATAAATCTCGCTAAGGGGAAATCCCTGAGCGTGGAGAAACCTTGCATCGGAAAATTTTTTCTGTCAAGTTTTCGGCAGTAGTAAAGTTTACTATGTCAACTTATGCGAAGTATCTAGATTAGACAGTGGGTAAACGTAGGTAGGCATGTAAACTTAGATAGTATAAGTCCTTAAGAATCAATAGGTTAGCCTAAACTATCTAGTTTATCTAGTTTTTTTTAGGTAATGTCTTAACACCCGAGACCTTATATATCTTAATAGAAACAAAAATAGTATCAAAGACATTAATTTTAATAGATAATCTAGATAGTTTAGATAGTAATACTTTACATGAATGGCTGTAAGCCTTACGTATCAACGTGTTGGTACCTTTGTGATGTAAGGTTTGGGTATATAAAACCCTAAACACTGCGTAAGGTTTTACCTAGATAGTTTAGATAGTGTCAACTTTAGGCTAAACCTTACACTCCAGCTTTAAGAACGTGATTACAGTCGGCTTAAAGGCGAGCTATAACCCCCCGAGCCATGGCCGATATATATAATTAAAAAAATAAATAAAAAGAATGGATAGTTTATAGACATATCCAGGTCTGTTGGTTGGTTAGTTAGTGGCATTGCTCTCCAGTAGTTACACATTTTATGTCATGTCTCCTAATGTACATCCAGTTATTCTCTAGATAGTCATTGATTTGTTTAACATTAGATGTAGTTACTTGCATATCTGGTACGTTTGGATCTAAGAATCTTTGCTCTTTGAACCATATTGTTAGTTGGTATGTCATTTTTTACTCCTGCCCCCTCCCTTTCGGGAGGAGGACTTGGTTGTTAGTTGTTAGATGTCTTCCCTGTCAGAGCTTTGTACTCTGTTAGGGTCTTCCCTCTTGATTTGCACTCTACCTTTGATGGCTTTGTGGTAGCACAAGACAGCTTTCCCTTTCTGAGTTAGAGTCTCTACCCAGAATGAGTAGGTATCCAACCCTGTCGCTTTCTTGTCTTTGACAGCTTTGATAGCTTTCTTAAGACCGTCCTCGACATTTCCTTTTGCATTTGAGTACACTTCCATTCCTGGTTTGAGGTCGGTGTAAACTCTTACGACCTTTCCGTTTTTAGAGTTACCAATATTAATATTGACTTCTCCGTTGTATAGTTTAGACATATTGTCTCCTATGTTTGTTAATAAGCTCCCCTTGAGCTTGATTACACCTTGCATGATTAATTTTTTTCTGTCAAGTTTAAGCTGACATCTATGTAAAGTATTAAGCATTCTCTAACCATAGCTAGACATATGACATGACAAGGCAGGGGGGGTAGTCGGACTGCGAAATGTAGCCACCCCCCCATATAAGTAAACCTCTCATAGCAAGACCAAAAAAACCAACGTGTAAAGTTTGAGACTTTTGGTTGACAAACCTTTGATTTTCCTTAATGATTGCCGATATGGACACACTTCCATTGAAACACACGAAATGGTCAGACCGTTTAGCATTTGATGTAGCTCTTATGTTAGAAGGCAGCGGTGAATCTTTAGATGAGGTTCGCACACGCCACAACATATCTGCAGATGACATAATAATTTTCAACAAAGATAAAGTATTCTTAAAGAAAGTAGAGTCATACAGAACTGAGATCAAAGAAAAAGGAATGACCTTTAAGCTTAAAGCTCGTGCACAAGCAGAAGAGTTACTTACGACTAGTTGGACATTAATTCATAGTCCAGAGACTTCGGCTGCGGTGAAAGCAGATCTAATTAAATCTACAGTTAAGTGGGGTGGGTTAGAAACATCTAACAAAGAACAGGAGGAAACAAGTGGCGGAGTCAAAATTACGATTAATCTCGGGGGGCAAGAGCATACCACAAGGGTCATCGATGCTGGAGAAAGCACAGAGGAATCTCAACTTATCGAAAGTAATCCATAGATTTACAGAAACGTATAAGGGGCAGCCCGTAGCTTTTGTCAATACTCTAGATGAATTTAATAAACTAACTGCATCACTATATGATTTGGGATTATCTTACAACGCTAAAATAGATAGGTCTAAGAAGCATCCAACAAAATA